GACTATTTTAATATCATAATATGTTAATCCTCGCATAAATATAGAATTGCTTGTCATGTTAACATATTCTACTAATTCTTTATTTTCTAAAAATGCGGTATTAGAACGATCAACTATTAAAATAATTTTGTTTATAAATTTTAGTAATGGTAAAATACCTAAATTTTTTCCAGTATTTTCAAAACTATAATCAACACCTAACATTTTATCGTAACCAGTAAAAATTTTTGCCAAATTTGTAAACATATTTTGATTTGTACTCTTTATTCTTAAATGTATAATAATAGGATCTGTTGGATTTGGGCAAGTGCCTCCAGCAAATGCATATGAATTTATAACTTCCATTACGCTATTGGCACCACCGAATGGTACATAATTAAATGTTTCTTTCACATAATAATTATCTTGAGTACTCGTAGATACTACTGGTTGATTATCAACTGAATATATTTCAAAATCTAAACAACGCACACCTTGCTTAATAATAGTTTTTAAAATGCATGTATCTACGTAATTATTTTTATAACTACCTCCAGAACATGCATTATATGCAGTAGTTATATAATAATCAAAAAGTCTGTGAGAATAATCTGGATTATTACCTGATATAGATACTATATATCCATTTACATCAGGAAATACTTTATTTATACTATTACATTGTTTTTTTTGTAATGAAGAAATATATGACAAATAAAACAAATATGAAATAACTATAAGTATTATTACAACAAAAATCAAATATGCTTGAAATTCTTCGTCTAAATCAATTATTTTTTTTTTAAAATCACTATAAAAGTTAACTACATTATCTGTTAATTTTGTAGCACTTGGAATATATGAAATTTGCGGATTTGACATAATCTAATATATAACACTATTTAAAAAATGAAAATTATTAAGAAATAGATTTTGTTAATTATATGATGAAATAAAGAATTAAAAGGTTTATATAGTATATATTTAGTATGGCTGGTGGTCTTTTAAATTTAGTAGCTGTTGGACAGCAGAATATTGTTCTAAATTCTAATCCTCAAAAAACGTTTTGGAAATCAACTTATAAAAAATATACAAACTGGGGTAAACAAAATTTTCGTTTAGATTTTACTGGAACACCTACTTTAAGTCTTACGACAGAATCTACTTTTACATTTTCTGTGAAAAGATATGCTGATATCCTTATGGATTGTTATATTTCTCTACAATTACCTAACATTTGGAGTCCTATTTTACCACCTCAAACTATTACCAATCCTGACGGCTCTGTTACATATACTGACTGGACACCATATGAATTTAAATGGATTGAAAATATTGGGTCACAAATTATAAGTCGTATTACAATTACATGTGGAAACCAAATATTACAACAATATTCTGGTCAATATATATTAGCATCAGTATTGCGTGATGAACCCTATGGAAAAAAGGTTTTATTCGATAAAATGACCGGTAATGTACCCGAGTTATTTGAACCTGCTCTTTATGATGAAAATTTTGGTTCATATCCAAATGCTTTTTATACGACTAGTCCTGCCGGTGCTCAACCTTCTATTAGTGGTCGCACTTTATATATACCCCTTAGTGCATGGTTTACGTTGGAAACAAGTCAATCATTTCCTTTAGTGGCACTCCAATATAATGAACTGCAAATTAATGTTTCATTTAGACCTATTAATGAATGGTTCACTATTCGTGACGTAACTGATTATGCTAATAATTATCCAGTTGTTGCACCGAATTTTAACCAATTATACATGCAAATGTATCGTTTTCTACAAACACCACCAGATGAAGTATTAGGTCCTACTTCTTATACAGACACGCGAACCTTATGGAATGCAGATATAAATTTAAATTGCACCTATTGCTTTCTCTCGAATGATGAGGCGGAAGTATTTGCTAAAAATGAACAGAGATATTTATTTAACCAAATATATGAAAAGTCTTTTTACAATGTTACTGGGCAAAATACAATAGATTTGGATTCCATGGGTATGGTTGTTAGTTGGATGTTTTATTTTCAAAGAAGTGATGTTAATTTACGCAACCAATGGTCAAATTACACAAATTGGCCTTTTAGAAATACACCGCAAGGGATATCACCTGCACCTGTAACAGGGTCTTATCCAAATCCGGATCCAGCTGGTCCTCCTACTATTGGTCCTGGAACCAATCCTGATGGTACGCCTAGTGGTCTGACTATTACTGGTATATATAATCAGCAAAATATAAAATACATTTTAGTTGCTCTTGGCATATTAATGGATGGTCAATATAGAGAGAATGTATTACCAGAAGGTGTATATAATTATGTTGAAAAATATGTAAGAACTGGTAGTAATGCACCAAATGGACTATATTGCTATAATTTCTGTTTAAATACTGATCCATCTGAAGCACAACCTTCAGGTGCAATGAATATGAGTAGATTCACAAGCATACAATTTGAGATAACTACTATAAGCCCACCAGTTGACCCTTATGCGCAAGTGTTGACTATTTGCGACCCTGCAACTGGTGATATTGTCGGTATTAACAAGCCTACATGGCGCATTTATGATTACAATTATAATATGTTTTTGATTGAAGAACGCGTGAATATGGTCATATTTGTTGGCGGAAATGCTGGATTAATGTATGCTATCTAAGCATTTTTATAGATTTATTCAATTTTTATATAATAATTGAATAAAACGAACTATATTAATATAAAGAATAATTTCCTAAATGTGTTTCTTTATTTACACGCAAAAATAGTTATAATACTTTTTTTCTAATTTACACTTTCTTTAAGTTGTTAAATATATAATATATTCAATGTACTTAAAGCCGATTGTACTACATGATGTAGGGGTTTTCAAGAATTTCTCGAAAATGGCCAAAAAGAAGGTTCTACACATGTAGTACTAGTTTTTTGGTATTTTTGGGGAAAGTTTTTTTGTCTTTTCGATTTTGGACATTTATTTTTGTCCATTTTTGAAAATCGGAAAATATTTTGCCCAAAAACTTGAAGTTGTGACCATAATTGAATTTTATGGTCTGGTCGCAAAAAAAATAATTTTAATTTTGTTACGATAAATTTTTTTATAAATATTTAAAAAGAAATTCTATTGTCAATATATAGCAATGGTTAGCAATGATTTTAAGCCAAAATTAAGCTTCAAATTTTATTGTGAATATTGTGACTATGGTACAAGCAAGAAAAGTAACATAGACAATCATAAAAATAGCTTGAAACATAAAAAATCAATGATTTTCAAGCTTAATAGCAATGAAAAACAGAAATTAAGCTTTAAATATACGTGTGAAAAATGTAGTAAAGAATATAAAGATAACTCTGGTTTATGGAGACATAAAAAGAAATGTAATATAGAAGAAACAATTTGTATAGAAAATGAAACTGATGAATTTAAAACAACACAGGAAGTTCAAGACTTGAAAGAGTTCATGAAATATCTTATGAAAGAAAATTCAGAAATGAAAAACATGATGTTGGAAGTAATTAAAAATGGAACACATAATATAACGAATAATACAAATTCACATAATAAAACATTTAATTTAAATGTATTTTTAAACGAAACCTGTAAAAATGCAATGAATATTACAGATTTTGTAGATTCACTTCAATTGCAACTTTCTGATTTAGAAAAAGTAGGAGAAATCGGATATATAGAAGGTATTTCTAATATCATTATAAAGAACTTGAATGCATTAGATATAACAGAAAGACCTATTCATTGCACAGATAAAAAGAGAGAAACAATGTATATCAAAGACGAAGATAAATGGGAGAAAGACGATGAAAAGAAAGTAAAACTTCATAAAATGGTTAGGAAAGTTGCTAATAAAAATATAAACCTTATTTCAGAATTTCAGGAGCTACACCCCGATTGGAAAAAATGTTCTTCCAAGTATTCCGACCAATTCAACAAAATTGTTATAGAATCCATGGGTGGTAAAGGTGACAATGATTACGAAAAGGAAGAGAAAATTATTAAGAGAGTTGCTAAGGAAGTGTTTGTTGACAAGATACATTCTTAATGTTTTTTATTTATAGATAAAATATAAAATATCTTACAATTATATTAAATCATTATAAAAACGACTATTTTTTTCATTTTCTAATTTTCTTAAATCAACCTCTAACTTGTATATTTCTTTATATATTGAAAATGGTAATAATAATGGATTAGCATATATAATTATCCCGAAAATGCCATTTATTATTAAATTTAAATATATAAAATCTTCTTCTTTTCTATATTTATTATGATTATAATTATAGGAATTTATTCCACGAATAAAACCTAATCCAGACCAAGAAGTATAACTTGTTATAGCTAATAAATATCTAATTTTCATTTATTTATTTATTTATTTATTATATAGAAATATTTATATCATTTTACTATATTTTACAAGTCTTATTTTGTCTAATATAATTCAGCATTAGACGGAAAAGGTCCATCATCAATAAATTGACCAGTCAAACTATATCTACCTGCATAATTTGGCATATTTTCAAGTTGAGGAGGTTTGTATCTTTTATCAAAAATATCATTTTCTTCTTTAAATTGTGGATACCATTCATTTACACCAAAACTAGGCATATCTGGTTTAGAATATAAATCATTTGTTACTACTCTTTCCCTTGTTCCATAACCACTTGTTAATGATGAATATTGTGGCGTGACTCCACCAGTTAATTTACCTGCATCATTATTTCCTGGAATATTTTCATATGATTTTGGTAAAGGAGGCACATAAGGCTGACAACCAGGGCAGTCTATATCAGCAGTACATTGTTGACCTGTAATAGAACACCTAGAAGATGGATTACAAAAATTTTTACAACTATATTTTGTAGTTAATGGTAAATCTACAGAATAACTATTAGAAATACCTATATCTTGAGCATAATTCTGTGAGGTGAAACATTCTACAATATATTTGTTTGTAGATAAAAATCCAATCCATTTAAATATTAAAAAAAACAAAATAACGCAAAACAATGCTAAAAAAATATTATTATTTATATTTTTAATTAAAACCATATAATATAAAAGAATATAAAAATTATATTTTGTATTAAATAAAATCTCAAATATTTTATATCATTTTAATATAAGTAATGTCAGAACTTGATACTAATACTTCATATTTAGATGAAGCACAAAAAGATGAGCCAACAAAACGACAAGAATATTTTACAAGTATTAAAAATTTTATTATTAGTACATTTACATCCGGTATTAACCTTATGATTTGGTTTGTAATTAGTTTAGTTATAATATATTTTTGTAAAATATCACAAGCAAATGTATTGCCATCAGATATTAATTGTTATCCATATACTTATGAGAAACACTTCCCAAAAGAAATACAAACAAATATATTTACTAATTCACCATTTAGTAAACCAAGAAAATCTATGAAAATGACTTTTGATGTAGAAGGAAGTGATTTTGTAAATGGAACACTTAAATTTTTTAGAGATTACAAAATTGATAATGATTCATCTTTTTTAGGTAGATTTTTTTATTCAATTATAGAATCCTTATTTATGAAAAATTACTCATATTATAATTATATATTAACATTTGTAGATGCAATACCAGAATTTCTTTTAGTACTTTTTGGACCATATTTGGGTATGGCTATTTTAGGTGTAAATGTGTTTTTAAATGTATTTTATTTTATATGGTATTGGTTAAGCAATTTGGGATGGATGTGGAAGAAAAATGCAAGTATTTATGTAACTGAAAGAGGCGAAGTAAAATATTCAGGACCACCAAATTGGGTTAATGTTAGATGGTCACCTGTTGAAAAAAATTCTGATGGAAGTCCTGATTGGTCTAAATCTGAATGGGGGAAATGTATAACAGGAGCTATACTTATTTATATATTTATTTGGATTATTGGTGGTATTGTAATTTTAGGACTTATATTAGTAGTTCCTATTGTAATGAACTTATTTATTTTATATACTCTTTTTACATATAATATGAAATTGGGAGATGTTGATTCTACATTCCCAAATTTATTTCAATATTTTTTCAGATATAACAAATTAATAATTATGTTGGCTTTTTCATATTATATAGTAAAAAATGCTTATTATGAATTGGGTTCAACTTCTGCAGGTTTTGCAGTTCTAACAATATTTTTGATTTATTATTTAAAGATAATTGAAATGTTTACTTCTGTAGGAGTAGAAGATGAAAGAACATCTCCTTTATCCAGTATAAGACAAGCTAAAAGAGAAGCCTGTGAAAAACCAATACCACAATATGAAGAACCACCGCCTTATGTACCAACACAAGCGTTAGCTCAAACACCTGTATCAATACCTTTTGCACTATCATCTTCATCTGATGAAGGTCCTAATGAAGGTGCAGATGAAGCACCTGTCGAAGAAAAGAAAAAAAGTAGTTGGTTTGGTTCAAAAAAGACAGAACCACCAGCAGACGAAACAACAGCAGACGAAACAGCACCACCAGAGAAAAAAAGTAGTTGGTTTGGTTCAAAAAAGACAGAACCACCAGCAGACGGAACAGCACCAGTAGCAGATGGAACAGCACCAGAGAAAAAAAGTAGTTGGTTTGGTTCAAAAAAGACAGAACCACCAGCAGCACCAGTAGCAGACGGAACAGCACCAGTAGCACCAGAGAAAAAAAGTAGTTGGTTTGGTTCAAAAAAGACAGAACCACCAGCAGATGGAACAGCACCAGTAGCAGATGGATCAACAGCACCAGAGAAAAAAAGTAGTTGGTTTGGTTCAAAAAAGACAACACCACCAGCAGATGGAACAGCACCAGTAGTAGATGGAACAGCAGCACCAGAGAAAAAAAGTATGTTTAGTTGGGGAAGTAAAAAAACAACACCAGCACCACCAGTAGATGGAACACCAGCTCAAAAAGGTGGATATAAATACAAACAAATGGTAAGCGATAATTTAATAAGAGAATTAAAGAAATTCCATAAAAAGTATTCTACAATTTTAGTTTAATAATATTATAACTTAAATAAATATTTATAAAATTATTAAATGAGAAAAAATAAGAAATTATCAAAATATCCATTTGTAAGTGTATGTACACCTACATTTAATAGACGTCCTTTTATTCCATTTATGATTAAATGTTTCGAACACCAAACTTATCCAAAAGACAAGTTAGAATGGATTATTATAGATGATGGCACTGATAAAATTGAAGATTTAGTAGCCCATCTTAAATATGTAAAATATTACAAATATGACGAAAAGTTAACACTTGGTAAAAAACGTAATTTATCTAATGAAAAGTCTACGGGGGAAATCATTGTTTACATGGATGATGATGATTATTATCCACCAGAACGTATTAGTCATGCAGTTGAAAGATTAAAGAATAATCCAAATGCTTTGTGTGCTGGTTCAAGTGCAATGTTTATTTATTTTAAACACATAAATAAGATGTTACAATTTGGTCCTTATGGTCCAAATCATGCAACTGCTGCAACCTTTGCATTTAGAAGAGAATTATTGCAGAAAACATCCTTTAGAGAAGAAGCGTCAATTGCTGAAGAAAAGTTTTTTTTGAAGGACTATACAATTCCATTTGTTCAACTAGATTCCAATAAATCAATTTTAGTATTTTCACATAATCACAATTCTTTTGATAAGAAAGAATTATTAAAACAAATGCCAAACCCAAATGTTCACGAAACCCCAATTACACCAGCTGATTTGGTAAATGATCCTGAAATTTTGAAATTTTTTATGGAAGATATTGATAGTTTATTAGATGCATATGAACCTGGTAGACCAGAACATAAACCTGATGTTACAAAGGAGCTTCAACAAATCAGGGAAAGGAGAGAAAAAATGATAAAAGAAGAAATGGCAAAACAAGCAGAGTATCAAAAAATTAATAATATGGTTAACCCACAATTTTTACAAGGAAAACTAAATGATCAAACTATTATTATTCAACAATTATCATTTGAAAATAGTCAGTTACAAGATAAGGTAGCATATTTGGAAACCAAGATTACAAAACTAATTAATGAAAGTCTTCAGGAGAAAATGAAAAATAATACTTTGTCGTAAATATTCGGCTTTTTAAGTTATAGAAATATATAAATAATAAACAAACTTAAAGATATAGCTATAAATATAGTAATTATTAGGATAATGGCATACTGTGAAAATGAATACCTAGACGAATCTTTTAACTTGAATAATAAACATAATTTATTGAATGAAGTTGCAGATAATATAGTATTAGATAGAGGATTAGCAAAAATGTGGAGTTATGTTGAGCGGTCAGATGGTTCTTTAAAGAGGACTAAGGTAAATGTTTATACTAGTGGTTCAATGGGTAGTAATATTCGGAATGCAGAGACTGGTGAGTATTATAATGATATTGTAGGTTCTCTAGATGAAGATCTTTATTTCAAAGTGGCTATTGCTACAGGAGAATTGAAGGCTAAGAATGGTTCAAACACGTTGTTTTATACTTCACCAGAATATTATATGCGTCATTTACATAGTAATTTGACGCTTGAAACTATAAACAAATGGCAAGAGAAACGACACGATAGACTAGTGACAATAAATAAATCAAAAAGTTAAATGTTTTTGAAAAATAAAAAATCAATTTACTAAGTTAAGATTTTAGATTATTTGATAATGGTAAAGAAATTAGAACTCATAAATATACTTTTATAGAATATTATAATTTTAGTATTTCATATAATATTTAATAATATTATAATGGTGAATTCTTGGTATTCAATTTCTATTTCTCTACAACGTAGGGGTTAGAATCACAAAGTTATATAAAAACTTAAAAATTTAATTATCGATAACAACGAAATAATAAAAATATAACGAATATACTATATTATACTATAAAGAATAATATATTATATATTTTGTAAAAAAAAATATATGTAATTTTTATATAATGACTAATATATTATTAGTAGATTCATCCTTGCGCGATTCACACGTATTTATTGATTCTTGTAATGAATCGACTATACCATTTCTTTATTCTCAGAATACTTTGAGAAACGAGTTATTAGAATTTTTACAAACGAAGGTAGAAAATTCACAAATCCAACATTTAGGAATTGCTTTTGAAAAACAAGGTTCGAATTATACCTTTTTAAATAGCCAACCTTTATTTCAATCTGGAATTGAAGGTATTAATGAGAATACCCAATTCTTGATAGATATCATTAACCAGTTTCAGATAAAGAATGTGGATTTTTTAGCTTGTGAAACCTTACTAGAGACTGAATGGAAAGATTTTTATAAGGTGTTAAGTACAAATACAGGTGCGATTATAGGCGCATCCAATAATAATACTGGAAATATTCAGTATGGCGGAGATTGGGTAATGGAAAGTACAAGTGAAGATATTGAACCCATTTATTTCAATAAAACGATAGAATATTATCAATATTTATTGGGACTCGGAAACATAAGTTTATGGAGTTCAAGAAAGTCTGCGGCTTATAATGATTGGAATTCAGTTACCTATGGAAACGGATTATTTGTTGCTGTATCTAGTGCTTCCAGTTCTGGAAAGCAAGTTATGACTAGTACCGATGGAACATCATGGTTTTCAAGTGAGTCTGCGTCTAATAAGAATTGGAATTCAGTTACTTATGGAAACGGATTATTTGTTGCTGTAGCTAGTATTTCCACTACTGGAAGGCAAGTTATGACTAGTCTCAATGGAACAGCTTGGACTTTAAGAACGACTCCGACTGATGCTAGTAATAGTTGGTATGGAGTTACCTATGGAAAGGATCCATCTGGGAATGGATTATTTGTTGCAGTATCTATAGCAACTACTACCAATTCTGGAAAGCAAGTTATGACTAGTCTCGATGGAACAGAATGGACTTTAAGAACGACTCCGACTGATGCTAGTAATAATAGTATTAATTGGCGTGGAGTTACCTATGGAAACGGATTATTTGTTGCTGTAGCTTCTTCCGGTACTGGAAACCGGGTTATGACTAGTACCAATGGAATAATTTGGACTTTAGGAAAGTCTGCGGCTAATAATAATTGGTATGGAGTTACATATGGAAACGGATTATTTGTTGCTGTAGCTAATGCCGGTACTGGAAACCGGGTTATGACTAGTCCCAATGGAACAGCATGGACTTCAATAACGACTCCGACTGATGCTAGTAATAATAGTTGGTATGGAGTTACCTATGGAAATGGATTATTTGTTGCAGTAGCTACTTCAGGCACTTACCGGGTTATGACTAGTCCCAATGGAACAGCATGGACTTTAGGAATGTCTGCGGTTAATAATAGTTGGTTTGGACTTACCTATGGAAATGACCCATCTGGGAATGGATTATTTGTTGCTGTAGCTGGTACAACTGGTGCAGAAACTACAAACCAAGTTATGACAGCAACTACACTATCACCAACATTAACAAATTTCTATATCCCAAATAAAATTGATGGGGATGCAAGTTTTAATATTGTCGATCCAAGTTCGAACAGTACAGGTGCATTCACGTATATCAGCTTACAAACTTCTGTAGCAACCATTTCTGGAAACACCATTACTATTAAGGCAGCAGGTAGTGCTATCATTACTGCTACTCAGGCAGCTACTGCAAATTATACTTCTGGAACAATTGATACATCATTTAATGTAGCCGCTTCTTGTTTCAATGAAGGGACTAAA